GTGCTGCCAAGTTGCAGGACGTCAAACGAGAAGTCGAAGTTGGTATTCTTGCTTAGGTCTACGGTGTCTACTCGGTAGGCTATAGGGGGGTCCTTCACCTCCGCGAGTTTTAGATTGGCCCAGGCCAACAGTGTGTCAGGGTCGGTAATCGACTTGTCTACCATAACGCCGATATAGATACCACCCCAGCCTCCAGGCGGAGCGCCTTGAGATGTAGCATCCTCCACGTAGTCCACTGCATGGCCATCTGCGTCGGAGAGTTTAATACGAGCCGTGTCCTCGCCAGCGCCATAGCAGTAGAGCCGATTCACTAGGGTACTATAATCGATGGTGCGCTCGATCCCCGTTAGGTTCTTGCGATACCTGATCTGTTGGCCCGTGTCCTCGCCGATCGAGGCCGCCCATTGCAGTTTCCTGTCGTTATCAACATACAGGTAGCCCCCCACCGTGTCGCGGAGCCGGAACAAAGCCCTCAGTATTGTGTCACCATCTACCTTGATCGACCGCGTTAGTGCGGTGTAAGCCGCCGCTATCGTGCCGACAGTGATAGCCGGTGTTAGCTCCTGGAAGGCGATCAGGGCTGCCACGATGACGGCCACGGTAGCGCCATCCGCCTCGTACTCTATGACTAGCTCGTGACCCAGTTGCTCCATCAGGTCCAGAGCTTCAACCTCCACGAGTGTTTTGCTCATCGTCGAACGTCCCTCCTCTGGCTCAGTCGGAACTTCTTCACGACGGTTCCAGAGTTGTAGTCTCTCAGCCAGATTTCGTTGGATAATAAAATATCGTCTGCTTTGGCATCGTCAGCCGGCAGAACAAACGATAACATACACGGGCTGTTGATTATCTGCGTGTATGATATATCGTAGGCGTTTTGCAACATCTCCACCAAGTCACCATCGCTGTTGTGTAGTTCGAGGATATAATCAAGTACCATGTATTCCCCTACACGTAGGTGTCCCTGTACGCTATATTCAAGGTCCCTGTGGTGCTGAATCCCGTGACCTTGACGTGGCACGCTGCATGCGCAACAACTCCGCCTCCAGGTATCAACCGAGGGAATTGCCCGGTCACAGTCGCCATCGAAGCAGCTCCTTCCTTGGTGACTAGCCATGTGGTCGAGTCTACGACTAACACATCTGTATTGGCTAGACTACCCACCCATTGCAGCTCCTCGGCTGTCTCCACACACTCTAGTTTGATGGTAACATCAGTCAGGGCTTCTCCAGCAGTAAGGGTGTATACGGGCGTCGAATAGCCAGACCCGTGCGTGGTTTCCGTCACCGTCTTGGGGTCGGCGTCTATGTTGTGGTTACTGGAAACCAGGTCGTTGTCATACGCTAACGGGTCCGGACAAACAAACTCTAGGTCGCCGGCGAATGAAATAGGCGACTGATACCTGCCAGTCAGCGAGACGAACTGAGCGTTGAAGTATCGGTCGGACAGAACATCGAGAATGAGCGTCTGAGTGTCTCGCACGTTCAAGAAGTATTTGACCTCATTCAAGTTGATCTCTAGGTTGGCGCGGCTAGTACCGGTGACGACGACGCCTAGCAATATCGTCTTAGCCGGCCGATGAGCCCCGAAAGTATACGCTTTATCTAGCAACTGAACATAGTCGGGCGATTGCCCGAAGTCTGTGGCAGTGTGGCTCACGACTACTAGCTTATACGTAGCCAGGTCGGTTCCACCTATCACTATGCTATTGCTCATGCGCCCACCATCCTCGCTTTAGACTGTTGCATCCGGTATAACTCCCTGGCTATCCTGGCAATATCGGCCTCCTCTCGCACAGCCAGTTCCCCGATGTTGAAGTTGTTCACAACTCCAGCCCCGGAAGGACTAACGACCTCTGGCCCCTTCTCGCCCGCTATCGCATATGGCCGCATGGACTTCAACCCATACAGTAACGTAGGCTCCGGTATGATACCGCCCTTGGCGAACTTGGGCAAGCTAATCTCCGGAATGTTGAAGCCGATAGTCTTACCACCTAGCCATCCAGGCATCGTCACATGAATCTTGTTGATTTGCCGTATCAACCAGTTAATGGCCCTCTGGATACCGTCGATCGCAAATCTGAACGGCGCAAGCATGATGTCCTTTAGCGTCGAGAACGCCTGCTTGATTTTGCTTGGGATAGCCTGGAAGAATCCCACGATGCCCTCCCAGATGTTTCTGATCCCCTCGCCCAAGGCTGACATATCCAGCCCCATCTTGTCCTTGATCGACGTGAAGAAGCTACCGATAGCCCCCCAAATTTGCAGGAACTTATCTTTCACCCAATCCCAGTTTTTCACCAGCAGGATTATACCGGCGATAAGCGCCGCCACCGCTATGATAATCAGCCCGATGGGGTTAGCGCTCATGGCTATATTCATTAACCATTGCGCCGCAGCAGCAACCTTCGTAGCGACTGCAATGAGCTTGAGGGCATTCAGCAGCGGGCCTGCAATAACCATTATCCCGCCTATGGCACCAACCGTGGCTAGTATACCAGCCGTTAGCTTGGGATGCTTCTCGACCCAGGCAGATATCTTCTCGATGATTGGCGTTACCATCTCCAGCAGCTTGATTAGTGCCGGCATCAGGGTATTGCCTAATATCATGGCTGTGTCCTTTACTTGAGCTTCCAGTTTCGCAAACTGGCGAGCAGTCGTCTTCTCCATCTCGACTAAAGCATCTGCAGTAGAACCAGCCGAATCTCCAACAGCGTCTATATCGGCCACTGCTCCTTTGGCATTATCACCAGTGATTCCATAGACAAGACCGAGAGCTTCTATACTACTAAATGCTTTACCTATTACTTCTTTATCACCTTTAGCGGCTTTTGTTAGAGTATCTAGAGTGCCAGCAAAACCCAGAGCTTGCAGCATCGCCTCGCCACTTTCATATTCAGAGGCTTTGATTAACTCTGTCATCTCTGCCGTCGGTGTCATCAGAGATGACATAGAGGCTCTTATTTGACTAAATGCTTGGGCAGTTGGAACGCCCTGTTTTGTAAGAGTAGCAAGAACGCCTAGAACTTCCTTATATCCTACTCCTAAGGCAGCAGCGAAAGGCATCGCAGTTGACATATTTGCTGAAAGTTCTGGAAAGGTTGTCACGCCTTTGGCTATAGTGGTGAACATTGCATCAGATACTTCCTGAGCCTCACTCATGGGTAACTTATAAGCATTGAGGACTGTAGTTAAACCTTCCACAGATGATTTGGTATCGGTCATCCCCGCTATCCCTGCCTTTGTTGCTAGTCTGAGAAAGTCAACAGCATTTTCTTTCGGCACTCCTGCGGATATAACCTGGTAGAGAGCGTTGGCGGATTCCACGGCGTCCACGCCCATGTCCTTCGCCAAGCCTCGAACATCCTTGGAGAGTGCCTTAAACTCATCCTCATCGAGAAGCATCATGGTGTTGACTGCGCGCATAGCCGAATCAAAATCAGCGGCCATCTTCAACGATGCCCCACCAATGGCAGTGCTGGCCCCCAGCATGACACCGCCAGCGATCTTCAGCTTCTTGCCCCACTGACTGGAGGCTTTGTCCAGTTTGCCGGTGACACCATCGATCCCACGATCGAAGTTTCCGGTGTCCAAACCTAGCTCGACTACTGCATCGCCCGCGCTAATCGCCATTTACTACCACCTTGATCTTATTTCCGGCGCGACTAAACAATTCCTTGTCGCTCACGGTAACACTCCGCTCTGTCGAGCCGCCCTTCATGGCCTCGCATTCTCTCTGTTTCCGCGCTGCTAATTTCTCTACCATTAGCGAGAACTCCTCATTAGTCCAGTTGTCCAGTATCCACTCCGGTGTCAGACGCCACTCTGACAACAGAAACTCAAATGCTTCCCCTACGGAGACAGTCTCATCATCGCCTCCGTGAGCGCCTGCGATAAAGGGAACGTCAGCGTCACCAGGCGCTTGAAGCCCTCAGCTATCTCTGCGCTGGTGGCCTCTTCCTCAATCGCCGCCCTGTCGAGGTCCTTTGCGTAGGCGAAAAACAAGTCGACTATCTGATCTGGCATACCTATCATCAACGTGTCGATGGCACCGGTAAAGGCTTCAGGGTCGTCTGTTGTGACCTTGGCCAACTTGGGCAACGCCCCCATAAGGTTGCTTAGCTGTTGCCGCCATTCCCTCTCAGCCCTGAGTTTGAGGGGTCGGACCTCATATTCTACACCTCCCAGAGTTACCTTGATTCCGTCCTGGTATAGTTTCTGCTCCTCACTCCTTTCGATCACAAAGCCTCCTTATGCAGCCGCGTCAGTTATGGTGCAAACGTCTACCGCGATGTCGCCCTTGTAAGCAACGAAGCTCATGGGCACGATGGTCTTCTCGCCCTTCTTGTAACTCATCCCTACTGTCCCGGTGGGGTGAGCATACGCAATCACGACGGTGCGGGCGAAGCCCGCAGGGTTCGTTCCCACCAGTTTCAGCGAACAGGTCCGGAGTACGCCACCACCAGCAACCTTCCCGATTATGACCGGAGTCACGGCTCCATCAGCACCAGCTATCGCATAGCCGATGTTCGCGATGGATGACTCGGCGCAGTTGCAGGTGACCGTAAGCGTTTCCTTCGTGATGACCCTGTTGATCGGGAAGGTCTCTTCCTCGACCTCAATGTCGGCGACATCAACCCCGTATTCGAGCGTTACGCCGTCCTCCGTGTAGCCTATATCTGTAGCCGCAGCCGCACCTGCCACGCCTATGAATATATCAGCTACCCCCACTAGCACGTTTCCGATTGTGTTTGCCATATCATACCTCCTATACTACTGTGTCTGTTACAGTGCAGACATCTGTTGCCGCCTTCCGGATCGCCTGGAAGGTCACGGGAACTATCGTTACCGCACCCTTCTTGTACGGCATTCCTACCGTGCCCGTTGCCGTAGCCTCTGGGACTGCAATGCATCTAGTGTAACTGTCAACGCCTATGGGTGGGGCCGTGCCATCTATTTGGAGCTGGACTATATTGCCGGAGGTGCTGTAGCGATAGTCGATGTCGAAAACTGTGGTATTAGCCATAGTGCCTGTTGACAACACCGTGATATTGCCGTCCCTGTAGTCCATCGTGTAATCGGTCCCCTTGGTATAAGCTACGCCACCGCCGTCAGGCTCTACGTTCTCGGAATCAGTAGTAATCATTGAGTGAGCCAGGTTGACGGGGGTATCGTGGACCGATGTAAACTCCTCATCTGCTATAGACCCGCCGCCCAGTGTCAATATAGTCGGCGTGCCTTCATCGTCGAGTTTAGCCCCTGCCACTCCCCGGGCTATATTTATCAGGGACGACTCGGCAAAATTGCAGGTTATCGAGACGGTCTCTTTGGTGATGACTCGCTTAATGGGAAACGTCTCTTCCTCTACTTCCACATCGACGGCGTCAACGCTATACTCGATAGTCACCCCATCCTCAGTGTAACCCACTTCCACCAGGGCGGCGTCCACATCGGGCTCACCCGCCGGCCTAATCTTCCGGTACGATAGAACCGCCACGCCGGTTAATACATTAGCTATTACATTCGCCATCTCACCTCCTTATAATTCTGCCCTTATCATAATGCTGAACGACGTTAATACCCGGTAGTAGGTGGGTATGTCTAAATCTTGCAAATCGAGACCGTGCATATCCTCTATGGCGCTAAGGATGCTATAAGTGTCGCCATCTACCACGACATCCTGATTCTGGACGCCCTGGAGCACGTCGTACAGTGCCCTATAAACTTCCCTGGCAGCTGACGGGCTGTCGGCCCAACAGTCAAACTGCACGCTAGGGCTAACCATTCCAGGAATATAGGGAGTGGAAGTGCCACCTCTAACGAAGTATCCTAGAGCCGGTAGCGTTGCATTCTCCGGTAGACGAGGGCAGTATATCCGCTCGTCTATAATATCAGTGAGCGTAGTCTGGAGAACCAGGAAAGCCCTCACAATCGCATTCGTGTCTTCGTTCATTCCAACCTCGCCTCCACAGCACCGGGCAGTTTCCCTATATGATGATCTAATGCGGGCTTAAAATACGGTCTAGCTGCCATCTTGTATGTGCCCGTTTCAAGATAGCCCCCATACCCGGAGGTACTGTAAACAGCCGCTTGGCCCTTTTTCGTAGACAGGTCCTTGCCGGTCCCCTTGCCCTCCGCCTCGTACGCTATCGAGCGCATGTTTGTTCCCCATCGCTTCGGGCTCTCATGGATGGCTTCTTGAGCTATTAACGTCACTACCTCCACAAGGGCCCCGCTAACTGCCTTCCCCATGGTGTCCTGAGCTTCCTTGCTCTTGATGTTCAGCCTAGTGTTGACTTTTATGTTCATCTCACCACTCGCAACAGGCATTCGTTGTGATGGTTCACCGAGCCGTTTTGCACACGGGATACCATCAGCACTTCATAATCTACATCGTCGATCCTGACCCTGTTCTGTTCTGTGACCTCAATGTCTTCCAGGAATAGCTTATAGTTCGCTATCACAACCTCAGCTCCTATCATCACTTCACGTCCCATGCCTCCGGCCCCCGTGTTTGCCGTCAACCGGCACGGAATATCAACTAGCGCAGCAGTCCAGCTAGGCGTCACAGTGCCATAAGCGTCAACGACTGCGCCACTGTCCTCTAGGATGATTGCAGTGTTTATCAGTAGATCCGCAAACATCAATCCTCCTCCGCTGTGATACCGCTACCCTCCGCGAGGTCCATCTCTGCCCATTCCAGCACAGGAACGTTGTCAGCCGCCTCCACCTCCGCGCGGTACTTGTCCGCCAGGGCCAGCTTATTAGCTGCCAATTTGCGAGTATAAGAATAATCCCCGATCTTTTCTGAGTCGGTCTGGTCTGATAACGCAGCCGCCCAACTCTCCAGGGCATAGACAGCCGCCAACTTTACCACGTCGGAGGCCATAGTCAAGAACGCCGTTAGTTCCGCGTCCGTGAACTGAGCATTAGAAGTTGGGCTATTAACCTTATCGCTAATCAGCAGCCGGGCCTTCCCGATGTCTGTCGTCAAATCGTACGTGAACGCCATATATCCTCCTAGCCGCTCTCGGTGACGTGAATCACATGGGTTCTAAAACTCTCTACCGCACCTGCCTTAGTCAATTCTATCTCGCCCACGAAAACGCCCTCAGTATCAAAATCGCCGCTAGCTATAGTATAGTATACTTTCCCATTCGCCGCATCTGTTATGCCTCCCACCCCTGTCAGTAGTAACGTCGAGGGGACGTCATACGTCCAGACTTTCAATGCCACGGCGTATCCCGTAGGGTTGAAAACGTCACCACTCGCATCGTATAGAGTGAACGCTATATTGTAGCCGTAGTCACCTTTGGGGATATATACATTCTCAGTATGAGCCATTAGAACTCCCTCCTCGACTTGGCGTTAATTGACCTTTGGAACAGATAGGTGTTGATTGCCCTTTGCAGCAGATAGGCAGCCACAGGTATCCCTGGCCTTGCGTAGGAGCCTGTGATAACAATAGAGTCAACTATTGCTATGGCATCCGCTAATGCCTTCCCGATGTCCTTCTTGTCCAGGGTGTCGGAAATGGCCAAGGTATCCGACTGCCCAAGCCCGACCTCTTTCACTAGGGCATCGGCAATCGCCATAGTCTCCACCTCAATGATTCCTATGGCTTTGGAAAGGGCGTCTGCTATCGCTAGAGTGTCCGCTTCTGGCTTGCCTATCGATTTGGCCAGGGCATCAGCGATTGCCATGGTGTCTGCATAAGCACGGACCCAGTCAACGGTCCTGGAGAACGTATCAGCGATCCCAAGGGTGTCGGATTCTCCTAGACCTGGCTCCTTGGAAATGGCATCGGTTATAGCCAAAGTATCAGCCAGTATCTTTCCTGGCTCCTTGGAAATGGCGTCGGCTATCGCCAAGGTATCCGCCTCGGCAACCCCCACATCCTTGCTATCTAGGGTGTCAGCTAGGGCGAAGGTGTCGGCTTTGGCAATGCCAAGGTCCTTTTTATCTAGGGTGTCGGAGATGGCCAGGGTGTCAGCATAGGCACGCACAAAGCCAACAACGACGGCATGAGCATCAGATATAGTCAAGGTGTCGGCCTCGGCTATACCGATGTCCTTTTTGTCTAAGGTGTCGGCAAGCGCTAATGTATCAGCCTTGTTAACCCCGACGTTCTTGGCCGCGCCTAGCAACTCCTCAGAGCCGAACGTAACCAGGTTGTCCCAGAGGCTCTCCTTGGTTGCCTTGGCGTGGGCTGGGGGGCGGACTATGGAGGAGATGCGGAATCCGCCTATGGGGCCATCAAAGGCACTAACCCCACCGAGTGTATTGCCGAGAATCGCTATCGTTTGCGATGAATCTGCTAGAGTTCTTAGCCCTTGGGATGCTCCATTTACCAATAAGTCAAGATTGTCAACATTTGTTCCATCGCAAATAATTGCCAGGTGGTGATATATTGTTGGATAAGAAAAAGCCCAGTCAACAGTGTCGTTAGCATCATTACGAACTTGCAGGTCAGGAGCGTAATGGTAGAACGATCTTGTGTAAAGTCCTGGAGCATTACCATTCCCATACAGACCTAAACCTGCACCCTGTGCATTGGGATTGCATAAGATTTCAACTGTCCACTCAGTATCGTCTGCTAATACAATGGGGGATGTAAGTGTGATTTTATCATCACCTGAATCGAAGTCCTGCGCATACCCAACCATTCCTGCTACCTGGTTAGGCTCGTTCGCCCCCTTCTTCGTGCCGTCGTTGTTGTTACTGGTCGAGTCGTAGATATGGGCGTTATCTACCCCGTCTGCCATGTGGTAGACCGCCTTGTAGTGCTCATCCCACACATTCTCCGCAGGCGTGCTGTTAGTGTCCCCCACGTAGGTATCGTTATCCGCGTGGCTCCTGTCATAAAATAAGGTTAACACTGTGTCCACCGACGAACTAGCCGACGGCACCTTTACGTGCAACCATGCCTTTTCGTTGGCGTCGTCCCACTGCTTTATCTCGACATAGCACTCGGCCCCATTGACTTTAACTGCGATCTTCTTGCGGTTCGCGTCAGACTGTAATTCGTCAAACACGCAGGATACGTCTGCACTGGTCCGCCCCGATGACGCGCTCAGGTATATCATCGCAGCAAAGTCGGTCAGGGTGTCGTCTACCTCGGTGTGGTCAATCGTGATAGTCAAAGATTTAGCCCAACCACCCACAGATTCCCGCATAGCTAGCGTGTCTGCTAAAATCTTGTCGAAGGTCAGTGCCGGAGCGTCTGCGATTGCCAGAGTGTCGGCCTCAGCACGCACAAACTCCACAACGCTGGCGTGGGAATCGGCAATAGCCAGAGTATCAGCCTCTCCTAATCCGATGTCCTTCTTGTCCAGGGTATCGGCAATAGCCAAGGCAGCCTCGGCGAGTATCTTACCTGGTTCCTTCGAAATAGCATCAGCGATAGCGACGGTGTCCCCATGCGCCCGAATCCAGTCTACCGCACTAACATGAGCATCGGTGACTGCTACGGTGTCCCTGAATGATAGGTATAGGGCCACCGCAGAATCGTCAAAGTACGTTTCGTCGAAATACGGGTTATCGAACAATCATCACTCCTATTAAGCCCCTATGCTGCTGGCTTCCAGGGCATCCGTCCTGGCTTTGAGATCGTCTATCTCATCCGCCAGGGTCTTGCCACCGTCCCTTTTAAGCCCCAGGAACTTGGCATCCAGTTTCTTGATATTGTCATCGCTAGGTGGACTGTCAAACTCGATGCGGATTCCCTTCTTGATTATAGGTAGTTCGGTGATACCGCCATCGGGGTCAATGTACTCGTACGTCTCCTCTGTCTCAATGCCCCCCTTGGTTAACGATTTAATCTTTTTCCCTGTGAGTGATTCTATTAACTGAGGTGTGACTTCACTTTCTAACCATGTGTAAAACATAATATCTCCTATCAGTTTATGTGATTGTAGAGGGTGTAGACGTAGAGGGCTTTGGCTACTGCCTCCTGGTTGGTAATCTCAAACACGGCGCGGTATGAATATCCAGTAGGTAGGTTAGTGTCATGGGTTGCTGCCAATACGCTGTGAAGATAGAACTGAATACTTGTGCCAGTGCCTCGCATTTCCAGCACTCGGTTAGCCGCATGCGCCGACATATCATAACTAAGGTCGGTGGCAACTTCGGCGTTCGTGCCGTCGCAATGCGAGGAGTATATAGCGCCGTTAATTATCTTAAACCCTCCATGAGCATCGGTATCAACAAGAGGCGCGACAGCCTCACCAGCAGCTACTAGGTACATCCGAATCTCACTTACCAACAGACTACCACTTGCCTGCACGGGCCACACAACCCTGAGACCATTGTAATTCGGGTAGTAAAATACTAGTGCCGAGGTGGTATAGATAGTTCCCCGTTTATTGATAACAGCAGAACTTGAAAGGATAGACCGTCCCATAGCAGGCGTAAAAGTGCCTCCATCATGTGATTCCGTCCAGCCATCGATACTCTTCCAAGGTTCTAGCCAGTACATCTTCTTAATCGAGACAGCATCGAGCGGATAGCCTGCAAGCCCAGTCAAGCTAATCTCATCCGCTCCGCCGTCCTCATGGCGGGTTTTATGAGCAGCGAGGTCCAGGTCCGCAGTTGATGTCTCCGCAACGTGGCGTGCACCTACCCCATGCACACCAGTGGTCAACGCCTCATGGTCTTGACACTGAGATATAATCTCCGCTGTGATATTAAGCGACACCCTCTTACCATCAGCGTGCGCGGCAGCAGTCGTGCCCTCTGCCTCCCTCGTCACCGTGAGGACGTCTGCGACCCTGTTGGTGCAGCTAAGTATCTCGTCCTCTATCGTGACATGGAAAGGATAGGTCGAAGGGAATAGCGCCCCTTCTCCTACTGCTACGGTTAACGACAAATCAGCATCGCTGATGCCGCCATTTAGTGATGAGAAGGCCCTGTTTGCTACTTTCAGAAACGTCGTCATAATCCATGACTCCTCTTTCAATACTGGGGAACCAGGCTAGTGAATTCGCCTGGCCCCCCGAAAGTATCTATTAGCTCGCGCCGACGCAATCATCCATACGCCCTCCCAAAGGTCATTGTCCTAGTGATTAGGAACTCCCAAAAGTTACGGTCCACGTAATCACCGCTGAGTCCGCCGCCCCCTTGTTTATCACGGCGAAGTCCGCGTAGGTCATCAAGCTGGCATCGTCGTCAAGCCTCATAATTCCGGCCTCAGTGATTGCGCCAGTACCGTCCCCTGCCGCCCAGGTGCAGACATAGACCACATCGTTGTCGGCCCCTGCCGCTCCCTGGGTGGTAGAGTCCAACGCGTTTCTGTCGAGGGTGGTTGCCATACCCGTGCTAGCCGATGTCTGGCCCGAACCAGTGCCCACAGCCATATACCCAATGGCAGCATCGGTCGCGTCAGACATCTGGTCGGCGACCTGGGCGTCCATCAGTTCGGTGATGGTGTTCTCGATTATCCGTTCCTCTTTGAGTAGCCCATCGGGGCCGAATAGTTGGACGTGAGCGACGCCCTTCAACCCTTGTCGGTTCCTGAATCCCATGTTAGTCCTTGCTTTGCTCATTGTCTGTTACCTCCTGTATATTCCTTTCGTCCTTTATCTGGCCGTCCGGCCCGCGCAGGACGATGTGCGCCTTGTCTCTGAATCCCATTTCGTCATGCTTCTCTGCCATGCTCCTCCTTATGCCCACGGCCACGTCGCGAGCGGCACGATTGGATTAGTTATCTCACTATGCCGTATTATGACGACGCTAATATCTACCTCATCAGCATTGCCCGTGGACGACTTAACCCGCCCCCAGAGCTTCGCGTTAGCCGGAGCATCAAAACTCCAGTAGTTCAGTTTCTCGTGCGTAGTCTTGATAGGTGTACCAATCAACCTTGTACGCCGTTCGCCCATAATCTGCGCCACGGTCGGGTCTGAGCCGTCTAATATGCTGTACCCCAACTGGATGCAGTAGGTCGCTCCTGCCGTGGTCTCCTCTATCATAATGCCCACCGGCGCATAACAGAACGCGATAGTATTGATTGGCACGATTTCGGTCCATACCCCCCATGTGTCCGGGGCCGCGTTGCTACAGACCAAGGTTATAGTATTCTGTGTATCCTGTGGGTAGACTCGGCTCCGCGCGTGTTCATGATGGGCTACTGCTGCGAGGTTAGCCAGCAAGTCGTCTACGTCGCTTGGGATATTCGCCGCTGCTAACTCATCAAGATAAACCGCTCGGGCTGCCGTGTAGTTAGCTAGCGCCGTGGCCATCGCATCAGTCCAGGTCGCCTGTAGGGTGGCGTCGTCCGTCCCCCTCATTGCATCACCGTCCAGACCAGCCACATCAACGGCTATTGTGGTGGTATCAGCCGCTACCCCCAGGACACTAGCTGTCAACCGCCTAAGAGTGCCAATTAAATCAATCATAACCCGAACCAACCCCTTTCAAGCTCCCATAATATCCGGTGCTCACTGGCAGTCACCGCGCGGGACCATGCCCTCGGCCTGTGGAAGCGGGCCTTGAACCAATTCTGGTTTCCTGTGAATCGCCTACCGATAATCAGGTCGCTCGCGGCACTGGACGCTGGGTCCTGTAACGCCCCTATCGTTGTGATAGGCTGCCCGTTCCGGTAGTGCTGCGCTGTGGCTCCTGTTCTGCTGTACCCGAATAGCTGCCATTGGGACTGATTCCAGCCTGCGGAATAGGTCCCCGATCTCGTTCCGCCGTGGTGATGCCGCACGGTCATCAAATCCCCCAATACTACCCTTGTAATATAGGCTTCCCACCCTCGTATATCCACGGCGTATTTACCCATCAATATCTGAGAGTAGCTGGTGTCAATCCAATTGAACCACATAGCGAGGCTATAATCGCCATTGGTAAAGTCCAGCGCCCCTGTTGCAGCCGCCGGAGCGTCAAGGTATTGGCGCATATCTGATATGGGATATGCCGGATTTAGCGACAGGCCATAATTCCCCGATGCTAATGCCTGCCAGACAGGTGTTCCCACCGTCGCGTGAATCGTTGCCATGATGTGATTCCGAGACTCGTCATGGGTGATCATTCCAGTAGCCTCCAACATGGACAAGTCTAGCTCTATGTCCTCGTTGTAGCTCAGGCTATCGTAAAATGCGTGTGTCATTAGATTTCGTAGAACGCCTCCCAGGGGTAAGCCCGGGCAACTCCAGCAGTCCTCTCTATTGTCACCCACACCCCAAACCTGTTAGGTCCCAGGTCAATGTTGATTAGTTCAGGGGATATTAGCCCTACGAACGTCAGTGTGTCCTGTAGGATAGGCGCAGGCACTCCTGCCGCTATTTGGTAGTATGTCCTGATAACGATGGTCTCCCCTGCTGTCTGGTTGCTACAGTCGATCTTCACGCACCGGGGCTCAAATACTCCCAACGGTACGTTATTAACATAGACGTTTTGTTCAGTGCCATCCGTTGTGACCGTTCCGCCAGTCTCCGCCAGTGTGGGCAATGCGTTGACAATGGCGCTGATTGTCTCCATGTCCTCCGCTATCTCAGTGATAGCATCCGCCAGGGTCGTGGCGAAATCGCCCAGTATGTCCAGCACAGGCTGGAGGTCTGCGGGATTCCTAACGCCTTCGCCGCCGCTCATGGTTTGACACCCTCCGATATTGTCAGGTTCGTATCGTCTTCCGCTATGCCGTAGATCGCCCCCAGATACAGGTTGTTTGTCCCGATCCGATAGCTCCCACCTCTGGCGTTCAGCCTCATCCCAGACCCGATAACCGCCGGAATCCCACGGGATAGGTAGATAGTGTTGTCTCCGTCATTCACCAGTTCAGCGTCCACCCTGTTAGCGTCAGCAGCCAACACCAGTGTTGACACAGCAGCCACCACCACAAAGCCGTTGACTGCGGTGGGTATCGGCCAAATCCTCGGATCAGGCAATCTATATCCTCCTCAATTATCGGTCAGAAACCCGTGCATGTGACTGCTTATGCTCGCGGCTCCACCTACAGTAGCGTTCATTTTGATGTCACACTTCTCTGGATATCGCGAAGGTACTTGCATAGGCGAGTTGTGCCCAACCGAACCACCAAAGTAGGTGTATCGTTTCGCTACCACCAGCCAAGCTCCACCGTAAGGACGCTTCATAACCTGGAATGTCTGAGACACAAGCGCGTTCGAGCTGAAGTCAAAATCAACCGCCCAGAATGTCTTCCCCGCCGGCACCGTTATTAGTGAATGCTGGTTCAAGCCTTCATCGGCAACTATCCTGTCCCAAACCTGCCCAGCACCTACGGCCTGACAATCGATATTGCCAACATTAGTCTCGTGAGTGCCAGCAGTCATCACTCTGAGTTCCAGTGTTCTCAGGAATAGCTGAGTGCCCACTACGGCAGCCACTCCAGTCATGGTAAGCGTCTCGTATACCGGGTTATAATCTCCGTCAAGGCCCCACACCTGGACTGTTAGGGCGCCGGTGCCGCCGACATCATCCTCAGCACTATCGGAAATCAACTCGATGGCTGCTGCCGCTACCTGAATCGGCATAATTGGCACGGCCGCACCGTTATAGTAGATGTCTCCATCATCGGCACCGGCGAAGGTCACGGATCCGTTTTGGCCCAGTCTATCAATGCCCTTGCCAGTTTGTCCGAACAGGTTGCCCATTATACTAGGGTCGTTCGAGTGCATATTAACCTCCGTATCTAGCCAGGGTGGGGGTAAAGGAGAAAACCCCCACCCTGCAACTAGCGTTAACTAACCAGGCCCCCGGCATAGGTCGCGCGCCAGTCGAGTTCGGTAATTCCGAAGCAATGGCGAACTCGGTAGAAAACGTTATCAGTAGCAAAGTCTCCAGAGAACGGAGTGATCGGAGCGCCCCCGATTGCAACCTTGTCGCTGGCCTTCATGCAGATCTCAGGCCTTTCATGGCCCGCTAAGTATCCAGCCTCCAGAGCCGCAATGTCGTTGGGGTCGGCGAACAGATACCAGGCCGTTAGGCCGTTAGTGGCGTCGCACACCGGAAGCCACGGCTCCACGATTAGCTCTAGCCCCATCTGTGCCACAACGTTGTTGGTGGGGTAGGGGAGAGGCCCGCCAGCACCACCCAACTCCACCCACATCTTATTGGCGGAGGTCAGGATTTGCCGAGCCGTCATCTCCAGACTAGGCGGCACTACCAGGTAGCGTGCCCTGTTGAAGATCGGGCTGCCACCGGCGTCTAGCCAGCCAGCCATAGCTTCAAGAGCGGCCTCCAGGTTAGCGATAGTTAGCAAGGCTACTGAGCCGTTGATCTCGCCGGCTGTGGCCTTGTCATAGAGCTCCCCTGTCGCGTGGGTTCCGTCGTCGTCCGCATATTGGTTGACAACGGTGTATTGCTCGGTTCTTAGAGCGGCCTTGGCAAACCGCATCGGGGTGTCCTTCAAGGCACCGAGATCGTCGTTGACCATCGTCTCCCACGATATGTCGAACTGACGCCCGTACTTATAGACGTATAGGGTATATTTAGCTTCGTCGCGGTCACTTGCCAGGTATTCGCCCTTTTCTCCCACCAGAGATAACCGCTGGTCGCCTCCGGTAATGGCGAACCTGTAACCCCCGATCTGGGGGAACAGCCTCGGCACCGTGGACGTCTTCACGTACTTTTTCCATGTGGATTCGGTGGCCTTGTACTGGGCCAGCACTTGCCGATCCAGCACGTCACCGAATAGATACGGGAAGTCCGAGGTCGTGAGCGCCTCACGGATCAGGAACTCCCTCTTATATGGCGGTAGGCCCTTGGCGTTCGAGAGCAGGTCCACAGCCTCCTGTAACTGCCTCTCGTATCCCTCTGGCCTTGCCATATCGTGCAGGGTGGTGTATCCCTGCCAGTCTTCCATCAGTTTCATCATTTCCATCTTAGGTTAGCCCTCCTGTGTTTATTTGGGTTTCTCCGCATCAGATGATGCCGTCTCCAGCGCAACATCTAACTCTATCAGACGATCCAAAACTTCCAGCGCACCGTTGTATGCGTTTAAGTCAGCTTCGGCTTTCTTGAACGCTTCCACCGCTTGCTTTCTGCCCGTCGTATAGTAGGTATGTTGTGCTATTAGTGTATCCCTCGGTATCATTTGTTTCCTCCTTTAACTACCACCAACATACAATCGTATCCACTGAACGGCACCGCCCACAGTAGCGAATGGTATACCGCCTGTCTTAGCATCGTCCTCCGTGGCATCGGCTACCCATCCAAGGGAACCTGCATTAGCAGCCAGGAAAATCGCATCAATCGTCTGCGTGGTGTTGAACCGCCAAGCGTGTAAAGCGCCGGGAGCCCCGTTTAGCTGAGCCTGGGCCTGTCCAGCGAAATACATATTAGCAGCGGCCTGGGCTGCCCCTGTGTAGATGCCGACGTCATGCGGGGTTACTACGTTAGCCCCCAACACAGCGGTATCATCTACGGCTACCCATGAGCCAAAGCCATAGGTTGCACCAGTGGGGGTGCCTAGAATAGTGCCGTCCACATAGCCGTTCAGTCCTTCAGACTGGCCATCGGTTAGCCGGCCAAAGAACGACCATCCCATGCCACCGCTTACTACTGCCCGGTTACACATTGAGCGACGAAGGTCAAAGGACCCTTGGTTGTGAACCTTGACTGCTATGACGCCTTCGCCTGCATCCACAACCGAGCCGAGTGCAAACCCAAACGGGACCTGCGTGGCACGGTTGCGCCTCTTGCTGATGCCGCAAGCACCAACGCCTGCTGCGATTGCGCCTGCGGTAACACTGTCGATGAATAGGGGGTCACCGGCTGCTATTGCGCCTTCGCCAGCTAGCTTGTCCCACAGGTCGTCAGTGTCCGCATAGACTGTCAGGTTCCATATTCCCTCGGTGTCTATGGCAATTAGGTCAGTATCGGCCGAGGCACTTGCGAACGCTACGCCTACTATGTAGCCGGTTGCAGTCTTTACGACTACGGGATCGCCCTTATCCACCAACCCATCGGCATGGTAAGGGTGGGACAGTTCACTCTCCACCATAGTGATATGTCTACCTTCATAAGTAGACGAGACTTCCGTTCCGGCATCCAAAGAGCCGGTGTAAACTCCTGCTGTTACTCCTGGCATTTTACTTTACCTCCTAGTTAATACTTTGGTTGCTATCGCCCTCTTGCGGCGGTCTCCGCCTGCTCGTCCGTCAGCCCCATCCCCTTGAACGACTCTTTCAGGGCTTCCCTGTCCTTATCAGGATTCGGAGCCGTGCCCCCCAGGTTCTTGACCTTGCCGCTCTCGGCTAATTGAGCGATGTAGTCCCTCTCAGACTGGATCGCCTCCTCTATGCCCTCTGCGGTCTCGGCATCAGTGAACCTCTCCAGTAGTTTCGCCTTGGCAGCCTCGGGTAGCTCGGCCCCGGCCACAGCCTCCTTGATGGTGGCTTGTGCCTCGGCCTTTGCCTGCGCCTTTTCTGCCTCGACGATCTTCGCCCGGAGTTCGTCGTTCGCCGTGGTCAGTGTTCCCACCTGATCTTGCAATTCCTTCACTTGCGTTTCCAGTTCCATTTTATGAAGTACCTCCTGTTTTATTTCGGCCCGCACCGCGGCTTCTAACGCCTTTACTAAGTCGGGCCGTCGTTCCCTCAAGGTTCCTATCTCGACCAGGTCTATATCGTGCCTGTCGCTCTCGTAGAATGTGACGATGCCGCCAGCGCCAGGCTCGGTGACAAAATCAACCGAACGGGCCGCGACCAGCTTCTCGATGACCAGTGTTTCTGTTCCGTCTATAGTGGACTTGGAGGCCGATCCCACAGCGTTGATGGATATGCCCATATCTGACAGCATCCCCTTCTGACGCAGTGACGCCAGCTTCGTCATCAACCACGGCTCAATGATCTCAGCAACACCAGTCACGACACCCTGTTCGTCACACGTTACCTCCGACAATGTGGCCACCCAGTCTTTGATCGACCTCTCGGGCCGGGCTTTGTCCTCTTCCTCGGTTGGGTGGTCGGCGTACATCTTCTGCCCTTCAAATATGCCGTAGTCCCGTTGTAATACCTCCGCAGGATAGTAGCGGTCCTTAGTCGCATTGAACCCCGGTCTAATAACCGTGACGGTAGCACGGCCCTTGTCTATTTTGGCCTCCGTCAGAGGGATATAGTTCTGGATGACCTCGCGAGTCTCCGTCTCTTTCACCCATCGTGGTATATCATCCTCATCCACGTTCAGCTTGCGGTACTCGGTGCGGACCTTGCGCTTGACTACTGCCACTTCGCTCACCGGGATGATAACCTTCTGCCCCCGGAACCCGCCCGGCGATAGAGCAGCCGCAGCACGCCCTAATTGTGCCTTCGTCACATTCTGGTCGGGGCTCTCCCACAATCGGAGCTTCCATGTGCTCGGCTTGTGGGCATCGGCGACGTAAGCATAAGCCTCCGCAGGGTAGCTCTTGCCCTCCTCGGTCTTGGTGGCCGCCTGTTCCCGTAACCATGCCAACACGGAGGTTGTTTCTGTGACGGCCTTTTTGACTTTGCTAACGTCTACATCCTCAGACGATAGGAGTTCCTGACATAATTCCATGATCTTCTTGACCCGGGACGCATCCGAACTGGCGTTTCGCTTGCCCGCCTCTTGGATTAGGTCAGCATAGGCCGTCTGGAGTGCCTCCATCGGCTTGTATACCGTCTGCCGGGCAACCTTTCGCGGCTCCCCGAATATCGGCCCGTCCTCGCTTATCTCGTATGTTGCTTGATAGGTCTGGCCGTCTACGCTGTAGATAATCTCCGACTCCCAGACATCCTCGACGGTGATAGTCCCCGGAATAGGCGATGACTGTTGTACCTGGTATTCAGTCACTAGGGCCGCCTGTAATATCCCTCGTTTCTCCTGGTCGCTCATAACATCCATATTGGCCTCCTTGCTGTCACGCCGTTCGCCGATCTCCTCGGCTCTCATGCGCGTTCCGCACTCGGGGCAGTCCTGGGTATTGCACTTAACATTCGCTGCTACCTCGGTGATCGCCCCACACTTGGGGCACACACAGGTGTGAGCGCCATGAGGATGCACCGCTTCCTTCGCCACCCATCTATCGCCGACCTTGTGGTAGTCTCGCTTGACGGCGGCCCAAGCTATCGCGTGGGCGCGTGGCTCATCCTTGGCTGAGTCGTAGGACGCATTGAAAGCGCTCTTGTAAATCTCCTGGGCGTGCTTCGGTAGCTTCTGCACCGACGGTGGCAACTGAGTTATCGTGCTATATGGCATATCTATCTCCTCATAACATAATACTTCCACTCATCCGCCCTTGTTTCCCACCATTCTCGCAACGTCCATTGCCCCCCTGGTGCGCGTAGACATAGCAAATCGTAAACTGAGTCAATCACGAATTGCCCTAATCTCTTGAGCATCATAACAACAAAAAACCGCAAACTCTCCAGCCTGCGGTTCCTCCGATTGGCAAGGTTGTAGTTTCTAGCTCATCATGCCTTCACGTCCAGCCTCACCGTCCTCTCAATCGTTATCAATGTCGCTTTTCCATCTCGTATCTGTATTTTAACAGAACCATAATCCAAACGCCAGTCTATCCGCTCCAACTCCCTCCGGAGTTCCTCTGATAGCATTATAGCACTATTTGGTATTATGTAGCCTCCCGGCGCTTCTTCTCTTTCGCTTCCTTGGCAGATCTCTCATATTCAGCCTTCAATTCCTCGTGGTCCTTGTCCACTAGGATATATCCGCCGTCCTTTGTTTCTGGCATTAGACTGCTCTCCTCCGATAAGTATAACGCATTTCCTTGGCTAATGTCTGTATCATCTCGTGAGTGTGCATAATGCTAGTTAGTTTTGCGTCTTTGTTTATCGCATATACCGCATCGTATTTGTCGAATAGGCCATTCCTGATAGTGGTAGCCCTGCTTGCCACTTCATCAGCATCCCCCCAGCCCCATTTCCCTGGACGGAGCGTAAAACGGTATTGGGGGCTCACCACTTCCATCTGTTCGGGATTTATCTGGCAGGCGAATCTCAAATCATCCGCAGAGAACGAGTTACTGGATGGGTGGTTATGCACAAATGTCTTGATGTTCGCTTGTTTCATCTGTATGAACTCGTCCGGTGTAAAGGGAATGTGATTAGATTCTCCAGCCTTTGCAAGTATTGTATTACCGTTCTTATCTAAAGCTATACAATGCTCTAGGTCGGCCTTTCTGTATTGCGTCTGGAACTCTGATACCTGTGCTTCTACCCCAGGCTTTGCCGTCAACAGCGCTGGCGCAATGGCGCAAGTGCAGCCTGGGTGTATGTCCCCCTCAGGCGTCATGAATTCCTGATTCACAGGAATCACCCCCTGCGCGGCATTAGCGAGGCAGTCCTCACAGTTGCCGGTAGACCCACCGGAGCCTAACACCCATTCCTTACCCTCTATGCCCATATCGACCATAGCATCATGCGACGCCTGGAACAGCGCCTTCCGTGTCTCGGTTCGCGCTATCAACTGGCTCCGATAGCGGCTCATGTCGAGAAATGTCTTGCGAAGGTCTCTGGATAGCCCAGGCACGCCCCGCTTGTTCTTGATGCCGTCGCTGACAACCTTGGCTAGTCTGCGCTTCGTTTCCTCGTCCATCTGGGTGACGAGCTTCGCCCCTTCCTTCTCTGCCCAATCAACCGCCTGCTGGATCGGTGGCCCTTCATAGGCTATCGGGATGCCAGTCATTGTCTTGCCCCATGTCACCATCTCCGCAGAGCCTGAAACATGAATCGCCCCTAGTTGGGAACTGACACGAGAAGTGATGCCACTGTTGAAAGTCGCTAATATCGCATCAATCATATCGCTCGTATCACCCCCGATGCTCTCCTTGACATATTGATAGTAGATAGCGTCCAGTCTCTCCCATGGGAACGCCTGCTCCAAGGCTCGGAAGTATTTAGCCAACTCTCTTTCGAGGCTTCTTGCGAGCCTTTGGTTTTTGGGCGACTCGGGGTTTGCTGGAATCTCGGCCCTCAGCATCGCCTCGATAAGCATTAGGGTCTCGTATAGCTCTGTCCTCCATTGTGGATCGAGCCTCTCGGCAGGTGCGGCAATAGGCGACACATCCGTGGTCGAGTTCCTCAACGTCTGTACCTCCGCAAATCGGGCATCTCATAATACCTCCCTCAATGTAATCGTTTCATGAATCAGCAAAATCCCGCATTATTTCTCCCGCCGGGCCATCAGCGGTAAGCTCCAGGCAGACGGAATCTGCATCATTGAGCCAAGGATGTCGTCCGGCAGAACTGTTTTCATCTCCTGCGTTATTATCGGCTATACACCGTGCTTCTAGTTCAGTCTCTGCCCTGACTACAAATCCAAAAGCCTTAGTGAACCACAGCTCCCAAGGATCATTGTCTACGGCATTTCCAAACTTTCTGCCGTGTCCATATGGCTCCTTGGGTCGCAGCAAATATAATTCCATCGAACCTCCCGCAATCCGTGTTCCCTGGAATGGCACCGGCCACACAGCCAAGTGATGTTATCTCGGCCATCACCACCTCCCTGCGACCTCTTGATGATATGGTGCTTCATTAGCCCCCGCCAGTCCGGGTGTCTGTGGCAGTGCTCGCAACATCCGTCTTCTGGTACAGGGATGCGCTCTAATCGTGCCTGTCTAGCCCGTTGGCTCGGCGACATTCTGATGGTTCTCACAATCCCCCCGCAATAGCTTCCCTCAAATCCCGCACCGCCTTAAGTATATCACCCCTCTTGCTTTCCGGCATCTCCTCATTCATAGCGTCCAGCACGTCAGCCGTGTTGTTGATTCCCAGGGCCATCAGCGCCATCTGCTGCACGTCTCTCGAATCCGCCAACCCTGGCATCACCAACGCCAACTTACTGATAGCGTCCGCCACCGCTATCGCATCCGTGGGCGTGATCGGCGGGAAGTCCCTGTCTATAACCCACTTGTCGGGGGCTATCCCCGCGTGCTCTAGAATCACCTCGTCGATGTCCTGGTATACGTCGCTCCAGACTTTCTGATAACTCTGGAACATCTTCATCATCGGCAATTCCACGGTTTTAGCCGTGGCCAGGCTCCCTACGGACACATCCCCGAAATATTGTTCAGATATTCCCACGGCTGAACAGACCTGGAGCTTCAACATCCGCCCGTCCTGATAGGCGTTAGACGCCCCCGTGTCGGTCTTGATCGGCTGAGTGTCTACCCCCATGTTCTCCACTAGTACCGAGCCAGCGTTGGGGTTGACCTCGTTTAGCTTGCCCTTGATACTGTCAACAGTGGTCTGCCCTCCCTTGACCTTGCTACGCCAGGCGAACTTAGCCAGGGCCAGCATTATGGCTATCCTGGAAGCGAGGAACCTCCGGTACTGCTTAATCCAGTCTAGGGCCGGTAGCAATAGGGGATTCCCCCTCTGCTCTATCGTGTTGTAAGCGAAATGATACACTAGGGCGTCCTCAGTCTGAGTCACGCTGTGGCCCATAGCATCAACGGCCGGTTCGCCCTTGATGTTGGATATACTCCGGTAGATTGACACCTTCCCCTGCCCCTGGGCGTTCGCCCACTCCCTCTTGTAGAAACGCACGTCCTCGATGTCGTCCTCGCCGGTGATGATTTCCGTTATTTGAGCCGGATCGATTCGACGGATTGTCGCGGCTCCGGCCCCCAGGAATATCGCAAAGAATACCTCGCCGTCTATCAGGAGCTTGTTGGATGATAGTCGCTGCCCCCGGGCCGACAGTACAGATTGGTTGACCTTGGACCCCCAGAATCCCTCCAGTACCTTACTGACAGCCTCATCCTCCGTCTGCCATGTCATGCCGCCCCCGAAGGTGTAGTCGGTCCACAATCGGATTGCCTGCTTGCCCATTGGGTCCTTGGCCGCATAGAGCCGCGACAGGTAGAGATTCGATAACCGTTCCGTCGATGATATGGTTTGCCCAGTAGTGCTAAAGTTTATCCAGCCGGCGTCTTCTAGGCTGAACGCATCCTCGACAGACCGCGTTGCCTCCGTTATGATCTTGTCGACTTCCATAAATTCTATAGTCATAAGTCTAAATTCACTCCTGCCATAGCGTCGTAGATTTGTATGGTCTCTTCCTCTACCGGCTCGAATGCGCCCATAATAGCATATCTCCTGGCGTCCATACCATGAGAGAAATTATGGGTAGTCTTATCTGTCAATTTGCCGTTCCTGTCAGGTATATATCTGTAGTTCCGTTGCTCTTTAATGCAGTTGGTCGAGTCCTTGGTCCAGAACTGGCGAAAATCCATTACCCGCTTGTGTCCAGTCCGAACACTACCCGGCCCCTTGGGTGTTCCCTTGATGTTGAAATGAGGCTTGCCTTCATCCGCCTTGTGGCTATACACTTCTTCTATGGATTTGGGCTCTGCGCTGTCTGCCCATATCTCATCATGGTTGCGTATAACTCCCAACTCATCTAGCCTATTGCCGATGTCCTGGTTAGTTAATTCCTTTTCATATATCAATTCCTGGCTGTATAGGTTATCTCCGACAATGACATGCTTAGTTAATGCCGTAGGGTCGCCAGAGAAACCCCAGTCTAGCCCATAGAAGTAATCGCCGTATGGTAACACGTCCACCTGCCCAAAGAGCGGATACACAAGCCCTGTTACCTTTCCCATCTTCCCAAGCCCATATATGTTCCACCAGTTGGGATCTTTGTCTCTGTTAGATTCTATATTAGCTACTATTTCAGCGGGAATAACATCTATGGCATCCAAATACGTTGAATGAATATAGGCACTTGTGGTCTCATGTAACCAGCCTTTCACTATTTCGTTTCCTGATTCATATTGATGTGCCCAAAACTCACTAACGGGATTCCAGTCCACTATCGTTAGAAGCCGTGTCCTGATGTCTAGACCACGCGCGGTCTCCCACGATACGTTGTTACCCTCATTTATAAACAGTATGTCCCTTCTCGGTCCTCTAACCTTATCAGCCTCGTCTGCGCCAAAGAACTCTATGACACCATTGCCAAAATTATAAGTATGCTCAGACATATTGTATCTGGGGTCATCTTTCGGTGTGCTTCCCAGGATGTTAAAGAAATCCCTAATCGCACCCTTTCGCAGATGGGGCAGCGACTCACTCACTATCGATATTAAGAGCTTATGCTTAGTGTGCTGTGCTATTAAGATGAGCAACTGAATAATTGACCAGGTCTTGGAGCTTGCCGTGCCGCCTTCATTGAGGCATCTACGCTTACCGCCTAACCAGGCCGAATTATTCTGACCGAATATGCGGGTGTATCTCAACTTCCTTTCCAATATCTTATCTCACATGACTAAATTGATTCAATAATTCTGAATTTTGAAATCGCATTAGCTTAATCTCTTTTTTTAATTCCTCTATTTGTACATTGACTCCGTCTTGATAACCCCTACGATAACCGTCTCTGTATCCCTTGTGATGCATTGCAATATGAGCACCAGCGAGGCTCAACTCGATATTCTCAATTCGGTTATCGTCTTTAATGCCGTTTTTATGATGAACTGATTCCCAAGATTGGAGACACCGCCCAAGAGATTTCGCCATTACAAGACGGTGTTCAAGAACATAACCCTTAGAATCTGCCATTAAATAAAAGAAATCACTCTTGTCAAGAAGAATCAAAATATAACCCTTGACAGTTCTTTTCCAACCTTTTCTATGAAGCTGCCCAGTAGCCTTATTGCTACAAGAACGGCAACGTTTGCTAATAGGTTTCATTGCATATGCTTGAACCCAGCGTTCTTTACCACAAATATCACAACTGGCCCAAATATATGAACTTTTTGTTTTGAAACCCAACATTTTACCTTTTATGAACTCACCTATTATCGGCATTTCAATATCCCGTTTTTAAGTTCTCTCGCCATTCATCACCCGCTCCACGTTCTTCTTGTCCTCTGCGCTGGCCACGGTTATCCTTGTATCCACTGGGCCGCCTCCGGCGCCGGTGATCTCCTGCTTGTCAGATTGCCCCAGGTATTGCTTGCCCAGGAAGATCAACATGACGATATTGCCTGCCAGGGCAACATCGATTTGCTTCTTACGTAGCCGTAGTTTTAAGTTCTCCCGCCCTTTGTGGTAGTCCTTAGCGAATCGTTTAGACAGCGTTACCACATGGCAACCCAGGACGGTAGCGATCTCCTGCTCAGTGCAGCCGATAGCGGCCATTGCCTCTACCTTGGAGCCGTCTATATCTGCCAGTGGTCTAGACATTACAACTCCAACCCCATCAGTATATCGGATTCCTCTTCCTTCCCCATACCACAAGCGGCCATCAATTTCTGAATATCTCTAATTATAACAGTTGTCTCCGGGAATACGATATTCCGCTCCTTCTCGATCCGGACAGCCGTTTCCAGCCGAACCCACTCTATAGCCAGTAACCTTTCTAACAGTTCCCTGGGCTTGGTTAGGTCTGGCGGCTCAGCATTTGCCCTCGGTCTTTCCTCGCTTGGCCCCATTCGCTTATATTCCTCACTAACGGGTGCATGAGAGCGTGACACTCATCGCACAGTAGCATGATATTGGCTGGTTCATAGACCAACTCACTGTGGATGCTCGTCTCACCCACGCTGATGATATGGTGGCCGTGTATCGCAGGTATCCCGCAACACTCACAGTATTCGCCTCTCTCATTCCTGATCTGGCGCAGGACATTTAGATAGCGTTTTAACCTACCCATAGAGCTCGGCACCAAACTCGTCTTGATTCATGGTTTCAATCGTAACCCGAAATGCCTGGCCTTTCAGCATGACAAGCTTGATAGTCTCCGGCAATTCCGATTCGGGCATATCCAACTTAACGCGGGTGGCTCCATCGCCGCCGAATGATTGCTGGTGGCGGGGGTGGGATTTGAACCCACGACCTCCAAGTTATGAGCCTGGCGGGCTACCACTGCCCTACCCCGCGACGCTCCAGAATAGCAAAATAACATCACCACAATGGTCACAGTTTCCATGCTACCACTAGTCTTTGCAATTTGTCAACCCCCTCTAATGCCTCTGGTAATGGCCGGTGGCTAAATCAACCAAGCCCTGCTCGACCAGACGCCAGAACAATATACTCTGAGCCATGTCCCGCGCTAAGCCACTAGGGGGAGCTGGCCCTTCTACCGCCGTGCTCTCTACCAGCTGGGCCGCCGACACTAGCCCTGCTGCGCTATCCTCATTATCTATCACCAGCACGCCCTCACGAGTGCGGCTATGCCGAGGAGCGAGAACACCAGGATCGCAGCGCCGATCACCCTGCCCATCAGGTAATAGTGATATTCGGTTTGGATGTAGCCTAGTTGCGCTGTGCAGACGGCTATGCGTGGCCGCCAGGGACACATCACCTCAAAGCAGCCCACCCATAGCGCGTGCCACTCCTCTGGGGTGTTCAGAAATTCCCTGCCTGGTATCGGAATCAATCGTTTATTGAACATTCTTGCCCTCCTCCGGCATTTCCTGCCTCAGCGGTCCTGGCCAGATGGCTTTCAGGTTGTTTTCCAGGAAGACTGCTACTCCAGCCTTATCCGCCGCTTTCATGGCCTCCCGCAGCCATTCAACCCTCGGTGCTTTGTATGGGTTTGTTTGCGCCCCAATTATGGCCCACCTAATGTCACATTGTTTCAATGAGTCCAGTAGAGGCCATGCAGCATCATTTGGCATAGCACCTAGTAAGGGTTCAAAGGAAATGAAGCATATACTTGCTTGTATTTCTTTCAGGCATCTCATGGCATGCCATAGTGCTGCTTCATTAGTAGCCGTCACGCCGACCCAGCAGTTGGCAGGAAACGGCGAGAATTGCACCAGATTCTGAGGCTGCTTGGTCAAGAGATAGAATCGGTGTTGCGGGCAAGCCCGAATAACCTCGAATACTTGTTCTTGCCACTCTCTCGGTACCCAGTATCCGAATAACTCCCCCATGTCGCACATCAAGATGCCGGATGGCCTCTTGATGCTTTCAGGCTGGTGTAATCTCTCTGGCCAGAAGCGGGGATAGAAGGGGTCGTGGAGGTCCTCGTAAAGGTTGTACGACCCGTCCTCCTCGTTATTTCGTGGGGCCAACTTAGGGTTCTCTAGATGCATCTGCTTCAGTCGCCCGTTGGCCAGCCGGTAGGCATAGCACGGGAAGTTGCCTCCTTTGCACAGCCCATTGACGTGATTTAGACAGCCGGTGATGGGATTCCACGTATACCCAGGACTTCCGTCTGGATTTTGCACCCACTCAATACTCGATTTATTCATACTTCCTTGCCCTCCTTAATTCGCTTAACTGCTCGCTCGCCTACCCACTCGGTGATTATGGGGATAGCCACCGCCAGGAACTCCCGCGGTATGGTCGCCGCGCCAACGGCCTGAGCTATCGCCAGGATACACAGCGTTAGGGTTAGCAATATGACAATAATCGGGCGGGCTGGGCTAGATAACATCGACTCTGTCATGCTCCCTCCACTGCCACGGTGATCGACACTGGCCCCATTTTCACCTGATAGGCCCGTAGCCATTCGGCCTGAACCTCTGGCACCCAAGCTTCGTTCCAGCCTGGCAGGGTCGGAGTGGTCGGGCTAGTTGCGAGTGGCTCCTGTGCCTCTGGTTCCACGGGCTCACGCTCTAACTCGCGTTGGAGCGACTGCACATAGGTCGGGATCAGTGCCCGCTCCTGGTCGCTAAGCCAAGAGTTGATCAGCCGATATATGGTCCCGGAGCCTATCCCCCACTTCGCCCGCGTCCGCTTCAAGCCTAGCCTCAGAAGGTCCGCCCGTATCTCCTCATAGTGTGCCTCTATCTCCCGATGCCGCCACGATGGGGTGCGCCTGGCTTTGTTGGTTGTCTCACTCATATTCACCTCCTCGGGCTCTCGCCCTGGCTGAATTGTGGTCCGTTTCCGGCTGGTGATGTCGCTCTGCCCGATGCCACGATATGGCACGTAGTCATAGCGGTCCACCTGGCCGCACTTGCGGCACGTCGCCACCTCACACGGCACGCCGTCTATTTTTGACTTCACTACGTCAAAGAAGTGAGTGCAGATCACGCCCCCTCCTGCCTCGGACTATGTTGCTGATAAGGGTGCGGCTGCATCCGTAACTCGCCGCGATGGATTTGTATTTTTCATGTTCTGCACGCGCCCTGATGGTAGCGTACTCCTCTAGCGGCACGTTACGTTTTGAACGCCCCCCTTCGATACATCTTCGCCTCCACCAGTTATACCACTTAGGGTCTTCGCGTAGTACACGGCACGCTGTAGTAGCAGCTCCGCCTGCCTTTACATAGGTTTCCGGCGGTATAAGTTCCCGCATCTTCGCCATTCTCTCAGCTACTATTTTAGGGCCCACCTTAGCCCGCCATGCCGCACCAACAGCACGAATCCGCTTGGTTTGTGCCTCCCTAATTACAGCCGAACGATGGCGGTTAGAGTATGCTGCTTTAGCCTTAGACTTATCAGATAGCAACGTCCTGTTTGTCACAGCCACACCCTCGGGGCTTTTCTTTGTACGACTATGGCGCAACCTACTCAGTGCACGTTGGTGTACCCTTTTCCCTCCATAACTATGTGCTAATTGCTCTCGTAACTCCTGTGGGTCACGGAGCCGCACGCAATCAGCGCACTCACGAGCATAATCTGGGTCACAAATACTCGTACTCCGAGCTAATCCCATCTTCTCCCGCAAGTCCACGGCATAAATACCATGTGCCTGCACAATATGTGATGCGATAGACCTGAACCCGCCTTTCTTACAGATAGGGCATCGCCCTTCACGCATTGACTGAAGCATCTGTTCCATCTCACATAAGTTATCTGCCATCACTTCGCCATGCCCTCCAGTTTCGCTATTGCCCTTAATATGGGATAAATCTTAGAGTTCATTGAGATAGGCATACTCCCCGTGTAGTACCTTAGCCACCTCGTTGTAAGCTCTCGCAGCCTCTAATGCTGTATCAAACCGCCCTAGATTATGTTGGCACTTATTCAGAGAAATGCTTGCCATATACTTGCCTCGGCTCTTATCAAAACAGACACCTTTGTAGCCTGTCTTGTTACTAGATAACATTTTCCGATTGATATAGTTTTTCTCAGGCTTGACTATCCTTAAATTCTGTTCTTGATTGTCAGCCTTATCTTGGTTCTTATGGTCTATCTCCCATCCAGTAGGAGCCATCATAATATATCGGTGCATCAAGATGTGCTCTTTGCCCTTACGACCCCCTATGTCCCTTACAGCATAGCCCTTGGTAGAACAATACCATTTCCATTTACTTAAGATAGGATACCAATAGTCATCAACCAGTGCCTCTTTGCCCTTACTCAGACATATGGTTTTCATCAACTTTTCCCTCCTCAATCAGTGCTATTGCCTTGAGTATATTATAGCACTGTTGGGGCACAACCGCATTCCCTAACGCTCTCAGTTTGTTCACTCTATCCTTCACTCCTGCCGCAACTCTGGGGATCCCATCTTCCCAGCTTCCGGCTGCCCATCGCTCTCTATGTCCAACCAGCCAGGAGGAAAGCCCATCATGGCAGTCACCCAATCGGGGTTCAACTGCCCAGTGGTCGGGATTCCAGCCCTTTCGCAGACCTTTGTCTTGAAGTCTCCGGACATCGCATTGTGAGCTGCCGGGTTGTTTGCCCCTGCCTGTGGTGTCGGCCAGAGCTTCGCTTCCTTCGCTATCTTGCTTCCCAGGTCGTCCCCTCCACTCTTGGGCCGATTTTGCCTGTTCATATCCGGGTGACTCATCTGCTCTGTCGGTGTGGGCCACATCTTCACATCTGTTCTCAGGCTTCTGCCTTGCCCTCCACCCGTTGAACCCTTGCAATCCGCTACTGCTGGCGTGGCCCACATCTTGACCTGATTCCGCAATCTGCATTGCGATGTCTGCTTGTTCTCCTGGTACTTCTGCCACCCCTCTGCTGACCCACATCGACCTGCATCTTCTACTGTGGGCGTTTGCCACAATAAACACTCGGTCTCGTCTATGCGGGGCGTTAACGGCACAAGCCGGTATAACAAACGCCTGTGTTTCATAACCCGCACCTTCCAGGTCAGATAGCACACCGTCGAGCGGAAGCCCCCCTTGTACACTAAGTATTCCAGTAGGGTTTTCAAAAATGGCGTAAGTTGGTTGCATTTCTCTAAGGATTCTAATAGCTTCACTCCAGAGCCAACGGTCATCTTTTGTGCCTCTACGCTTCCCTGCAACACTCGCTGGTTGACAGGGTACCCCTGCCGTGAGAAGAGTAAGCCTATTTGCTTTTCTTGTGCATTTCGTTGTGGCATATTTCGCATAGAGTAACTCCATTAGATAAGTCAAATCGTTCTTCGGGATATTCTGCCCAGGAGCGGATATGGTGCGCTCGTAAATAGTTGTGCCGTCTTGGTTTAAGTCCGCATTGCTGGCAAGTGTAATCATCTCGGGCAAATACCCTTCTTCTCCATTGGGATACTTCTGCTTCTTTATATCGCTGGTGCCGTTCGTATCCACTCCCATCTTTCCAGTTGGGGTTTCCGTCTCCTCGCATCCAAGCCCCACCATTAGCATTTGCCCCGTTACCTCCTCGCATCGCCTTGACACGACATTCCCAAGAACAGTATTTCCAACCTCGGGCAGCAATGCTTGGAGGTAAGGACACCACTTTGCGGCAATAGAGACACTCTTTATTAACTCGCCTCTTCCTCTGGGCATCATCAGCCAATTGTAGATTTGCAATATCTGCTGCTCTTTGTTTTTCGCTTCGCATAATTTATTATAGCATATTCCGTCATTGTCACCAAGTTCCCATGCAGATAGGTCAAATATGTCTTTGTGTACTGGAACCTCTGGCCAGTGCTTCCGTAGCACCTTTTGGCAATAGGCATCATTCTCACAGAACAGGACGGTGCGAAATCCAGCCCACTCAGCGGCGAGGTCAATGCCGCCGATACCAGAGAACAGTGATACGTGCGTGAGCTCACTCACTTCGCCATGCCCTCCAGTTCTGCTAGCTTATCGTTCGGCCAGGGGTAGGGGCTTTTGCTATCCATGTCCATTAGCCTCTGCCATAGTTCGGGGAAATTATCTCGTAGCGCTTGTAATTCCCATTGTGGTTTGAGCGGGCAGCACCAGCAGGACACCCGTTTGAATATGCGATACAGACCGCCGAAGTCAAAGCCTTGTGAGTAGCAATACTTCAGGGCCTCGGTTTCCGAAACTCCCCACTCTAACAAGGGATAGCGATAGCCGTTCTCCCAGTTTGGTCTTCTGCGCCGTTCCTCGTAGGTATAGCCAATGCACTGACTGGCGCCCTCCATGTATGGATGCAATATGTCTCGCTTGTGGGCTGTGCACCAACGCCGCCTGAACCCAGGCCAACCATAGCCCTTGTCACCCTTTCGTGGCCCCTTGGCCTTCACTATCTCAAACATATAGTATTCCCAAGAGTGCTTAGGGTAGAGCCTGGTTATGCTTCGGCCTATGTGCGCCTCCAGTTTTTCAAGATGCTCTTGCATCCCTGGAAACTCCATGCCCCAATCGAAAAACGCTATATCGTCCACCTGTTCGCCTCGCTCCAGCATCATCAGTAGCATGGCGGTGCTGTCCTTTCCCCCACTGAGGTTCACTATCTGTTTCATTTCGCCATGCCCTCCAGTTTCCTCATGCCGATATGGTGGCTCGCTATCCCGATAGCGTCCGTGATGTCGTTCATTACGCCTGGTCGTAGAGCGGGATACAACAAGTGCACACATCCAGCTACATCATCCTTCGTGGCGTTGCCATTGCCTGTTACGCCCTTTTTCCACTGGCCAGGTGAGTACAGGTAGACAGGCAGTTTCCTACGCTTGCAGTAGTCCTTAACGCACCTAGCCGCTACGATCAACGCTGAGGTATCGCGGTTTGCTGCCTTAAAGGGTCGCTCCATAGCGACCTCGTTCGGGCCAAAACTCTGCATTAAGTTTGCCATAGCGGTCTCTATCGACAGAAACTTCCCGGCGTATGTGCCTAGGCTCACTACCTCTACCCCGTAGCTCAGCAATGAGTAGTATTGATCCATCACGGCGAATCCCATGTGGTTGCTCCCGGGGTCTATCGCTAGTACCCTCATCACTACTTCTTCTGCCCACCAAACCAATTGCGAGCACAGGCAATAGAACAAAACTCTTGGACGTAAATCTCTACATCGCGAGGTTCAGAGATCAGAACTGGAGAACAGATACTTATCCATTGCCTCCGTGACCCCTCTAAAATATCGCGTGTCGCCAGTGTGCCAAGCGACAGTTGTAGCCACTTAGCCGCATCCTTATGGCTTAACTCTATTGTGGCCTTGCAGTTATCACATACCACATAGGTCCTATTTTCAATCATTTCGTCCTCCTAGTTCCATCTCGATAGTCCGGGGCCGCATTGTGCGCTATCCGTGACGTCTTTTTGTCCCGAAATCGGCTCTGGATTCGCGCTGGCAAATCAGTTAGGTCCCTGTTAGTAGTCAGTACCGTGTGCTTCCCCGTTGCATAGCGCGACGTAAGAATCTCGTCCAGCTTGGCCTCCTCCCACTCCGTGCCGTACTCCACACCCCAGTCGTCGATTATCACGAACGGCTCGGCCTTAAACTGCTGTATCTGGGCCTCGATGGTATTGTCACCGATACCGGCCCGAAGTTGGCTAAACAGGTCCGCCGCCGCTATCAGTTTCACCTGCTCTCTCCGTTCAATCAGCGCATGCGCCAGGGCATTGCACAGGTGGGATTTACCACAGCCTGTTATGCCGTACACTAGCAACCAGACGAACGAGGCGGAGCCCTGCCCCATTGCCCTCGCGTGGTTGTAAGCCTCCATAGCTCCAGGGAGCTTCTGGAACGTCTCAAACGTCTGGTCGGTCCTGGTGATTCCGTGCCGTCTCATGCTCGGAACCCCTGTCTTGAAGGCCCAGATGCTATCGAGGAGACACCCCTCCGCCTTGCAGGGGACTATTCGCGTATAGTCCGGCTGGTCGGGATGCTTCCAGGGGTGAACAAAACCACAGCCATGACACTGAGGACAATGGGGATTAGGCCGGTAAGCCCTGGAGTCGGGCCGGTCAGTCCCATCCTGTGTAGTCTGGGGACGGAGTGTACTCGGTGCGGGTGGGTAGGTCCCTGTTTCTAGTTCCGGCATGTTTCGCCTCCTTTCCGGCCTTTGCCCTCTCGAGCCAGTTCAGCAACGCTGACCAGGGTCGCTGCAACTTCTTTCTGCTATTCCAATACTCGCGGAATTTCTTGAATTCCAGCAGATAGTTCAGCCCCCCATAGTCGTTGCAGGCGTCCTGGAGTTTGGCGATGTTGGCTTCGGTGGCTTTCGGCCAGCCGGTTGTTCCGGCCAGGATACCGTAGAGTTCCTCAATAAGCGGATCCGTGTCCTTCTCGTCGCCGTTGCTATGGCCTGGTGGCGATTCTGTAATGACCGGTGATGATGTTTCGATTTCTGGCGCTGCTTCTACAATACCAATACCAATACCAATACCATTCCCAACCCCACCCCCAACCCCATCCCCATATAAATGTTGTGCAGTTGTTACCCCCTCGTTATCACCTTGTGGCGGAGTTGTTAATGCGTTGTTATTAACATGACTATCCTGGGGTGGCAACGACGGTGGTGAGGGTAGCTTACTCGGTGATATTCTCGTCATGTATTGATATTTCAGGAAGGTTGGCAGCCATAGATATTCCCATCCCTCACTCTCATACCAGACAGCTAATCGCTTCTTCACTATGGCATCGCGCCATTCTTGGATTTGGTCTACCCCGTAGGTATCCGATGGGAATACAGTGACTTTGAGTGACAGCGCTGAACCTCGAAGCCTTCCTGCATCATCGGCATGGCTAATCATCCCGATAAATAATAGCCGCGCCTCTACGGGCAAGGTAATCACCTGCTCGCTAACCCAAATATCAGGATCGATTTGTCTCTTTCTAGCCATGCCGTAGCCTCTCTATTTCCGTCACTGGGATGTAGTACGTCCCCCCAAAGGACACAGGGATGATCTTCTTAGAGCGTATCCACCGGTAGACAGTGATTCGGTTGACCTTCAATTCCTTGGCTGCTAACGTCACCGAGGTTACATCATCAGCCGTTACCGTAAATGCAACAGATGCTTTTTTCATAGCCACAAGCGTATCACCTCATCAATTATTTGTCAAACATCTATCGGTTTGGTGGCCTTGTCATCTCTGTCCCTCTTCAAGATTTGGTATACCCTCACATGAGAGATATTGAACGCCTTGGCTATTTCCCTAAGACTCAATCCTGGGTTGTCTCTGGTATATGCAACCAGTTGCTCATTCCGTGCCAGTTTCCGTAAACTATCGTATCTCATATAATCTCCCTCCTATGATTCAGTCATACCAGCGCCCTCTGCTGGTTCCAGGAAATCTGAGTCAACGGTAAAGATAGGCACGGTGTCTTCGGCCCGCCGATAGCCAGCCTCCAGGATCGCCTGTGCTGCCCGTTCCGGGAAGACATCGAGGGTGGCCTCGTACCTATCAGCGGTATACCAGGCCTCCCGTATGATTACCATTAGTTCCTGTTCCTGTGTCTGCTCCATCTCACTCTCCTTTGACTTCATCAAGGTCAAGGAACCAAACAGGGCTTCGGCCTGGGCCTGGTTCATCGTCATATTCCCACCAATCACCGTCCACATCGTCGTGCCACTCGCAAACGGACACCCTGTGAATCATATAGCCAGAGTGTATATGCGGGAGAACAGCGTCTCTCATCTCACTCTCAGGCATATGTTCAGGGAATTCGTCTGTGATGACCTGTTCCCCTATGGCTGCTGCAACGAAGGCTTCGGCCGTAGGATAGGCTACTTTACTACCGCAATACTCGTTGCAGTCCCATACCTGTATGATTCCCATTTCTGCTAATTTGCCCATCTCACTCTCCTGCTCCTTCAACTTCATCGAAGTCAAGCGACCACACAGGGCTTCTACCTCTCCCTGGTTCAGCGAAAAATTCCCACCAGTCACAATCCCAACCTGACTCCCTATGGCAAAGTGTCACGCGATGTATTAGGTATACAAATGTACTCATCTTGTTAGTCTCCTGCTATCCTGTCCCACAGGCTCCATGCGACCAGGCACAGCCCTAGCATTATCCAGAGCACCGTGCCGGCGGCTATAACCACCGGCCACGCATACCAGTGGCGCTGCTGTGGGGTTGTGTAGTAGGTGTCAGTCATGCACACCCCCTATTGGCACCAGGTGTATTTCCACCTCTAGTCCCAGGGCAGCAAACAGTCTGCCAACAGTGCGAAGAGACGGGTCAGCGGTCCCATCTTCTATAGCCTTGATATACCATGCAGTCTGTCCCGCATCTTCGGCTAACCTCGTTTGGGTCATACATAATTGCCTCCGTGTCCTACGCAGGGTAAGCGCAAAATTGTCTATAGCGGCCTCAGCCCCGTACTCCTGGGCAGAGTCTGGATCACGCAGTTGTTCCTCTAGGTCTTCTCTTGGTGTAGTCATAACTTCTCCTCTACCCATTGCAGAGTTAGCTTATTGATTGGCTCAAGGCCATATATGGCGAAGCTCCGAGCAGGCTTTAGCCTGTCGCACGTATACAGGAGCCATATCCTCATTTCCTTTAGGCTATCAAAGCCGTCCTGCATGGCTTCTTCTTCTGTGACTACAGGCCCATAGTAGGAGGTATCTAATGAGGATAGAGTCCTTGGGCCAACTGAGACTATTCGCGCTGTCCCTAGTATTTCTCGGTTCTTGCTCCTAGGCTTGAAGACCGCCTGGACCACTTCCCCCTCGTGCCATTCCTTATCCTCACGCGGGATTCGGAAGGTCGTGAATTCATGCTGGTCCAGTTTGGGCCATTTTCCGGCGAAACCGAGTATCCTCATGTCGCCTCCTCTGTTATTTCCTTATCCTCATCTGAGGGGGTGGTATAGTCTAGTTTTTGACAATTTCTTCCCCCACAGTGAGGACAGACGGTATAAGGTGTCCCATAAGGTGTCAGTCCCTCCCAATAGATACCAGTTATTCCGCAGTGCTTACATACCATTGTGCTCATGTCTCTTACATTCCTCTAACTATTTGTTTGCTGGCCCAGGGACTTGCACCCTGGGACGGGGTTTTGGGCCCTGCCCCAAACGAGGCCGTGTGTCTTAGTATTTCCCCTCTCTCCACGGGTGCTACACACGCTTTACCCACTTCTCAGATAGCGTCTTCATACATTCCGCCACCGGCAAACTCATTCAGTCCTTAATAGGCTCTATGACCGCTTTTAGCTTGGCCCATGCTTCCCGCAGGTCTGTTATGCCTGTTCTATCCTGTAGCCCCAGTTCAGTTAACACCATCGCCTCATCAAAGCCGAAGTTCCGTTGGCATTGATTGAAAAACTTGTCGAGGTTCTGATCGGTGATGGGGATAGGCTCTACTGGGGCTGTCGGATCCGCCACGGCCTCCACCGCTTTCGGTGTTGGCTTCTTAGCCGGCTTCGGTGTTTGTGGGGTCATAGCTGCCTGTGCATCATCATCTGCCTCAGTAGCCAGCCCTATGAGCGCCGATAGGCTGTACCGTCTAGCATATGTGATGGCGCTGCCTACCGCCTGGGGGTCCAGCTTCACTAGAGGCATCTCTAGCCTACCGCTTACCCACTCGCCTGACGTGTGCACCAACATAGTCTCCAGTGCCACTGAGCCGTTGCCAGTAGCATCGGCGGTTTGGATTACGGCCAGCCCATTCTCAGCCAGTGGTCGGCGGCAAGCCTCCCACACACTCAATAGGTCGGCGTACCGTGATTTGAAAAAGGGATTTTCGGCTGATTCCTTTGCAGGTTGTAGCTCGGCCTGCACTCTATTCAGGGCCTTGGCTAGTTCAGCAATGCTGTCTGACTTCTGCATCATCGCGCCCCCCTTGCCTGCTGGACGTATTTGGGGATAATCAATACCCCGGGAATCACCTTGACGCCCGACTTCACCCTGGCCCGTATCCTCACCATGTCCGGTACACATAGGTCTCGGGGCACTAGGTCTGGGTTCGTGATGGCCACATCGAAGCTCTCGATGTAGGACACGCTGCCAAGGTGGGTATGCGATGTAGTCGGCGCCAGTGGAGTCACCTGCCGCTGCTCAATCGGCGCAACTATCTCACCGTTCTCCTGCGCCTCTCTCATCTGCTCTGCCAACAGCGCCAACTTTTCATCTCGCTCGGCCTTCTCCGCCAGTCTTTGCTCACGGTGCCAGTCGCCCAGGCCCTTTGTGACGGCATTGATGCCGTTGGTGATACGGTCTGTTAAGGGCTTAAACGCAGCCTTGATGTTGTCGTGTTCTGTCTTGCTGGGCTTAAGTTGGTCTGCCTCCTCCGCCTTGATTTCCTTCAGAGCCGCTCTGCTGTGGATCAATAAGTCCTCGGCGTTCTTCTGCTGCGCCTCGTTAGTGATCTCCACGCTCTCCAGCCAGCCCAGCATTGTGCCGTGCTTCTCCTCCAGTAGCGCCAGCGATAGGCTAGCCGCGTCTGGCCTTGGGCTAACAGTCGAAAACACATCTATTGACATTGCCTTTTCTCCTTTCCTGCAAATTCCTGGGCGACGAGCTTATTCATCACCCGTCTATTCTCCAGTTTGGTTTCCAGTTTATCCATCAGGAAGTCCTCCCAATTACGGGGACTTTTTAGGTTGCTGCTCCCGAGATACCAGTCTTCCAACTCCTCCGCCGTCACCTCCACCGATTGCTCGGCTATGGCGCCCTTGGCTGCCCGATAGCCCTCGTCCCACGCCCACGCCCACTTGGGATCATCGATATCGCTACTCGGGTCGTCCAGGTCCTTCCACTCGCACAACACGATTCTCACAGAGCCATCCCCTTCACGATCTGGTCTACATAGAGAACAGTCGATATTTCTTCCCCAGGAATCGTTACCTCATACTGGCGCCATATTGGGTCCCACACTGCTCTTGCCCTAGTCCCGAACACGGAACCCACCAATCGGCGGTTCGCTAGTAAGAAATACCACCGTGGCCGATTCATGCGCCCGTACAGTTCGAGAACGCGATCACCGTTACTCTTCACTTGCCACCCCCTCTCATTCCCGTTCCTGGATAGTTTGACCGATCATCTATCACCATCTCCACCGCCTCCAGGTCAATCCCTAGCTTGCCCGCGATGATCTCCGGCATACAGCCCTCGTGCCATAGCCGGATGATGCCCTGGCGATAGCAGTTGCTTCTCCCCAGAACTCCACACACCGCCTTCAGGTCCAGTCCTAGCTTCGTGGCTATCTCCCCCGGGGTGCACTGCTCGTCGGATAGCTGTGTGACTGCCTTGACCATTCCCATGTCCCTCTCTCCTTTCGCCTAGATTTGCTCTACCGGACAATTAGCCGGACTGCCCTGCAAAGCTATTGATAACCTCGGCTCATTCCCCCTTTCAGTTATAGTATCATATGGTAATAGGGTTGTCAAGTGGCAGGATTGTCCTTTTGTAATGCCCTCGCGCTGATGACTTTCTCCACCTCCGACACCGGTATCTCCCAGATGTCGAACCTGTTTTTCCAGGCTTTCATGCGCCCCCAGGCGAGCTTCCCATAGACGCCTTGGCGGGTAATTCCTAGCACCTTCGCCGCCTCGGTGATGGTATATGTTGCCGTTGCCTGTGCCGCCGGCTGTGGCTCTGGTGTTACCTTGTGATCTTCCATTATTCTCCCTCCGTGTGATTATTAGCGGCTGCCCTGATCTCAGTGATTGTTGCCGTCAACTGGCTCCACCGCGCTACTAGTTTTCCCCCATAACACAGCTCCACCACATCATCATCCGGCTCGAAGAGCCAGTATCCCCTGGCCCTTTGCCACCCCGTCAAGGCGGCCTGCAATACATTGGGTTTCGTTCTGGTCTTCATTGTCCTTTGCCTCCTTCGCTTAACTCATGGTATTAGATACCTGGTTGCATATCCCTTACATATTGCTCTATTACTCCAGGGTATAGATACATCCCGATATTCTGTAGCTCACTCTGGCGCGTTTCGTATTGGCACAGTAGTTGCAGCACCCTATCTGCGGAAACCTCACCCTCGTCTTTCATCCGCCAGTGTTCCTCGTATAAAGCCTCATCCACATCTGCAATGCCGTGTTGCCGGAGCTCGTTGGCTAACTGTGTAATTGCGCGCTGTGTCTCCTCGTATGCGTCTCGTGTGTTCCTGATTGTCATTTCCTTCCCTCCCTTTATCCTTATGGTTATAGTATGCGCCTATCAACCGAGTTTGTCAAGGGGTTTAGCAAGAAAATGGAAGGAAATCGCACAAAAAAACCCGGCTTTCACCGGGGTGTGAGATGGACACTTTGTCCGCCCTGTCCGTTTACATTGTCCGGACAACTTGATACCGTTTCATTGCCCCATAGCACCTCGGGGCTTCTATCTAAATAACCTGAGACGCATTGAGAGACACCAGAGAGGCCCTCTCGCTTCGCGGTAGTACAATCCCTCAGCCTACCCTAGTTTATCCATAGTTATGGTAGCCCCTGGGTCTCAATGGGCGGTGGTTTATCATCCTCCTGGTCTACTTTCTTGGTGGCCTCCGCTAGACAGTCCCGGCATAGCCTCATCTGGAGCCCATGCCGCCCCTGAAAAAAAGCCACGGGCACTCCCTCCACATTGCACCTATCGCACAGCCCCCGCCTCCTGGCCCAGATATCGCGCTTCATGGCCGGTTGCGAGCTCCTCCTCGACCACCACCGGCTCCTCGACCTGGCCCGCTGCCGGGGCATGGCCTAGTATTCCTGTTGGCGCCACGGCCCCCGGGCTGTCCTACCCCACGGCCTGAGCCGTTTTGTCTACCTGGTAAACCTCGTTGATTGTTAGCCATTGTCTTCACTCTCCCTTGCGCGAACGATCACCTGCTCCTGCAATTTTGCGACATTGAGATTACAGGCCACTACCGAGGCGGTCAGCCCGTTATTGATGCAGTTCTCCAACGCCAGCACCCTATTGCCTACTACCGCCAGCGTCTTGTCAATCTCTTTGCAGTCTACTTGGAGTGCGGCGATTACCTTGGTCTGCTCGGCTACCCTCTCGTCGCCGGACCTGGCCTTGCCAGCCGACTTGCCCAGCGTGAAGGCCCAGCCGATCACGTTGACTGCCAACATCGCTATTATGACTCCGATGTTCCAATCCCAGGTCATGGCGTCACCTCCTGCTCGGACTTGATTCTACCCTCGTTTTGAGCAGCAACGACCAGCGCCTCAGTCATCATGCGCATTGCGTCAACCAGGCTAACATTTCCAGCTATCTGATACTCGGTCTTGCTGTCCTTGCCCTCCCCTGTGGTGTGTTGGGCAATAGTGAATAGCTTCATAAGTTACCCCCTCAATCGTGTAGAGCATCGACCTTAGTCGACAACTCCTGAATAGAGCTAATGATCAGGCCGAACAGGTCATTGGAATTTACCGCCACGGTAGGAAATGCTTCTACGGGTCGTTTCAGATGGTTAGCACGCTCGGGCATCTTATGCCGCAAACTCTCAAACCTAGAGTTGTAAGATTTGAGATCACGAAGGTGTTGAGCCGCAGCTTTATCGTAGCTCTGTTGGTCTGGTATCCTCAGAATTTCCATAGGCATGGTGCTCTTATCCATTATCTCTACGCCGTCAACAACCTTAGTCCGTATCCCCTGAACTTTTTCTAACGCGTTCACTGCCATCTTCATCGGGCTGTGGTAGGCTATATCTACGATCTCAAGGTGTCTAAAATAGTAAGTATCAGTACCCAAGTCTACGTCGTCAGCCGCCAAAGGTCTCAAATCGTGGCCTGTGGGGTCGACCACGACATCCCCATCGGAGGATATGGTTGTGCCTTCGCTGCCACTATCCAAGTACAATTGATCGATTCCTAAAATTCCAAATTGGTCATATGCAGTAGCCAGTTGACCCTTAACATCTCCACCATACTCCATGTTGAGGTAGGGTCCGTATGCTCCGCTAGGTTGATTGATAGTTATACCGTCACTATCTAACACCACGTTGCCGGTTGCTGCTTTGAATATACCGTCACTATCTAGATATGCCTGAAGATCATCATCATTGATGCCAGCCACCCTGTATGTTGCGCCGTCCTTGTAAATCCGAATGCCTGTAAAATCTACGCCTACAGTACCGCTTCCTAGACGAATATCACCAGCCGTTATTGTTCCCAGATCGGCCTTGATTGCTGCAATGTTATCAACGTCGATTTTAGTGGCCGTGATTGTTCCCGTCTCGATATTATCCCCGTCGATGGTGGTCGCGTCCCCTGTTGCCCAATCCTGAACCGTGAACACGCCCTTTACTATAACCTGGCCAGCCCCGATAGTGGTAGCTACGTGCTGCTCGAATTGCTGGGTGTCGTATACCTCCAGCAGGCTGTCGGATATGTCCTTGGTCCTGGTTGACAGTTCTAGGGTCATACGCTCAGGGTGCAACAAGTCCGGATGGTCGATTCTGACCACGACCACGGAAACATCGATCCCCAGGTCCTCATCTATGACAGTGACGGTGCTGCCAAGTTGCAGGACGTCGAATGAGAAGTCGTAGTTAACATTCTTGCTTAGGTCTACGGTGTCTACTCGGTAGGCTATAGGGGGGTCCTTCACCTCCGCGAGTTTTAGATTGGCCCAGGCCAACAGTGTGTCAGGGTCGGTAATCGACTTGTCTACCATAACGCC